GTTTTTAAAGTTTAGAAACTTGCACCAATCATTAGAAAATAGTAATATGCTAATATTTAAACCATTTAGGTTATTAAAATGATGTATTTATATAACCCTCAAGGGGAAAAAGTCGCTGTTAATTCTTCTCAAAGAAAACAACTGTTACAACAGGGTTGGTCGATTACACTCGAAACTAAACAAGAACCCGTGAAAGAAGAAGTTGTTGTTGAAGAAGTAAAACCCAAACGGGGGCGCAAACCTGCTATTCCATCTGAGGAATAATTATGCCGGTTTATAAAGTTCAAGGCGGTTATCGTTGGGGTGAGCATGGTAAAGTTTATAAACACCGTGAAGATGCGGTTAAACAAGGTCGTGCAATCCAAGCTGAAAAAGCAAAAAGAAAGAAACGCAATGAAGCTAAGTAAGCATTTTAGTTTAGATGAATTTAAATGTAAGTGCGGTTCTTGTGAAACGCCTACTATTAACCCATTGCTTATTTCTGAATTAGAACTTATTCGTTCCGTCGTTAACGAACCGATTTATATTAACAGCGGATACCGTTGTAAAGAACACAATAAACGAGTCGGTGGAACTAGCAATAGTCAACATACGCTAGGTAATGCCGCAGACATTCGTTGTAAAGGAATCAATGCGATTGAGTTAGGCGATATTATTCAATGTATGTATCCGACACAATACGGTATCGGAGTTTATGTTGAAGATAATTTTGTCCATTTTGATGTTAGAGATCGGAAAGCACGATGGGTGTACGATTAGAGTTCTTAACCAATTTAAATATCACATCCGTTCGTGGCGAGAATACACGACGGTTATTAGACCAATTTGTTGCAAAATATGATGGTTTTTATATTGTCGTTCCCAGTGGATTTACAACAGATTATGCTTCTATTCCTGAATTTGTTCCTCGTTTTATTTTGGATCAAGATGATGCTCATATTAGAGAAGCGGCAGTAATCCATGATTACCTTTATTCAACCCTGTCGGGAAACCAGCTTTCACGCTATATGGCTGATACGATTTTATACGAAGGGATGATTACTTTAGGCGCACCCCGTTGGAAGGCTGAATTGGTTTATTTAGCCGTTCGGACATTCGGTTGGTTATTTTATAAAAAAGATAAAGCATGATTATAGCAACAGTCGGTGGTGCAGATTCCACATCTTACGTCACAATCAGTGAAGCGGATAATTACTTCGAAACCCATCCTTATGCAACGGCATGGACGGGAGATCAGGAAAGTCAATTAGAATATGCGACAATGATGCTCGACAGTTTAGTGGTATGGAAAGGCGATAAAGCAACCACCACACAGGCTTTAGAGTTTCCTAGATTAACGCCTAAAGATGATGGAACAACCATTCCAAATAAAATTAAACGGGCGCAGATGGAACTGACCTTACACCTGATTAATAATCCTCAATTCAGTTATGAATCCAGCGATTTTAAAGTAATTGAACTCGGTGAAGTTCGTATTGAACCAAATATTGATAAGAACAACAGCGTTTTTGTGTTGCCAACTATCGTACAAGCCTTAATCAGTGAATACGGCTCTGTCAAAGAAACGGGTAATTCATCGATGACTTCGGTTAGGGTACAGCGCGGATGATTTCTGAAGATAATATCGCGGCAACATTAGTTAAAGCCATTACCGCACTGGGAGATGTCGCTGGAACATTTTATGTTAAAAGCACAACAGACACGTTTGACCCATTAACTTCAGATACAGTAAGTTCAACAACTTTAATAGAATCAAAAGGCGTACTAGATACCACGCGAGTTTATTATCTGGATGAAAAAGCATTGACCGACGCCCATTACGATTTATGGTTAATTTGTGAAAATGAAGTAAAGCTATCCGATACCATCGTAGATAGCGCAAATATTGAACATAAGATTGTTAAAATTTTAAATCATAAAACTAATACTAAAAGTTATATTTATCGTATTGGGTTACAAATATGATTGATGTATCTAAAAGAACATCTGAGTTTAAAAAGAAACTCATTAAAACCGTACAGGAAAGAGCGATTACTGTTTCTACGGATTTATATGATATTGCGACTAATAAAGTGGCTCAAGGTTCGACACCTGTATGGTCGGGTAGTTTTTTAGCATCATGGAATATGCAAATCGGTAGTCCTGATTTTACGTTTTATGTTGATCCTTATCCAAATCCATCTAACCCTTTACCGCCTAAACCAACACCTAATCTGAAATTCGATAGCCCGACATCATTATCGACAATTTATATTACAGATGCTGTACCGTATGCGGGTAAAATTCAAAGGGAAGGAACAACGTATAGTAATCCTTTTATCCTTCAACGGATAACCGAATCTTATAGGTGGTCTTAAAATGTCTTTAACTGCATTAACGACCTCATTAAATAATTATATCGCAACGAATTACACCACGACTCCGATTGCATATGATAATGTTCATTTTGATAAAACGAATCAAAGTGAGTTTATACAATTTATGATAATTCCCTCTGTTGAAAAACAAGCATCCTTGTCGGATAAAATGGTTTTATATCGACAATTTGGGGGTGTGGGAATTATTGTTAACGTCGCTAAAGACAAAGGCTCAAAAAGAGCAACCGTTATTGCAGATGAATTAGCAGGGCTTTTTCGTAGCAAAGTAATTAATGGTATTCAGTTCAGGACACCCGAAGTGTCTATGATCGGTATAACAGATGGGTATTATAAAGTCAATGTCTATATTGGATTTTATTACGACAATATATTATAATACCGAATATTAGAATATTCTAACTTACTTATATATGAGGTTCTATTATGGCACTAGCTAGTTCTAACCGTGTAAAAATCAGCATTGCACCCGAAACAGTACCAGGTACTGCCGATGCTAATTTTTACGACAATTCCACTGTTGCTCGTTTAACTGGTGAATCTTTAAACGGCAACTTATCGTACATTAACTCTGAAGAAATTCGTTCTGACCGTCAGCTAACTGACTTGGTTCAAGTATCGTTAGAAGCATCCGGTGATTTGAATATCGAATTGTCGTATGGTTCTTATGATGATTTGATTGAGTCGCTGATGGGTTCAACTTTTTCTACACCCGATGCGTCTTATTCAGCAACTGCAACCGTTGATGCAAATAACACCTTAAATTCTTCTGCGGCATTTAGTGCGTTACCGGCTAAAGGTCAATGGGTTAAGATTTCAGGTCGTACTAACACTGCTAACAACGGATATTTTCAAGTTTCTAAAACGGTTGATCCAACATCCTCCATTATTACGTTTGAAGGAACACCATTAACTATTGATGCTACTTCTGAATCCACTACGATTGCAGAATCTGCAATGCTTCGTATGGGTACAACAGATCAGTCTTTCACAATCGTTAAAGAGTTCTCTGATACGTCACCAGTAACCTACTTTACCTTTGTGGGTATGCGTGTTTCGTCAATGAGTTTGTCACTTGCTGTAGGTTCTATTTTGACAGGTTCTTTCTCATTCATGGGTCAAACCTATACTGCGAGTACAACTGCTCCTGATGGAACATTAGGTAACGAAACCCCAGCATTAACAACTTCTGTAATGAACTCTGTGGGAAGTATTGCTAATATCTGGTTCGACGGTGCAGATGCGTTTGGTGCAGGGACTTTCTTTAGCAATTTAACCCTAGATGTCGATGGTGCATTGCGGATGCAAAATGCTATTGGTTATTTAGGTTCTGTTGGTATCGGTCAAGGTCGTTTTAATGTCAGCGGTAACATTTCTATCTATTTTAAAGATTTGTCTGTTTATAATAAATACATCAACGATAACTCTTTCAAATTAGCATTTTCTGTTCAAGATACTGCCGGTAATGCGTATATCTTCTCAATGGGTAATGTGAAGTTAGAAAGTGCAACCGTGACCGCTGGGGGTTCGGATCAGGATGTTGTGATTGATGCGACTTATCGGGGTTCTATGGATGCTAATACCTTAACTATGCTTCAAATTGATAGATTTGCTGCTGCATAATAGTTAATATAAACTATTCAATAAAGGGGGCAATACGCCCCCTTTTTTGTGCATTGTACATATTAGTAAATTAGAATATAATAATATTTGAGTTTCGTATCAGGTATTCGTGTAATGTCGGGTAGTTCAGTAAACGAAACCCGTAGCACGAACGGACTGAGTGATCCCGATTTTATTTTTGTTTCGTTAAATAAATAAGGTAAATAAAATGGCTTTTAATTTAAATTCGATTGATAAAAATGCAAAAACACAAGGCACTTGGGAACATTTTCAAGGTTCTGAGTTTTTGATTGCTTCTACTTCTAATTTTGCGTTTCAGGAAGGATTTCAAAAGTTACAACGTCCTCATCAACGACAAATTGATAAAGGTACATTATCCCCTGAAATCTCTAGCGATATTCTGTGTCGAGCAATGGCAGACCACATTTTGTTGGATTGGAGAGATGTTGAAGCTGACGGTAAAGCTGTACCGTACACTAAAGAAGCGGCTTACAGAGCATTAAAGGAACATGACGAATTGCGTTCGTTTGTTCAGGAAGTGGCAATGGACATCACTTACTTTAAAGTTAAACAGGAAGAAAAAGAAGTAAAAAACTAACAGAAGTTCTTCAGTGGCATCTTGAATGGGGAGCGAAAGAAGAATCACTAAAGAAATTAGTTGAAACCCAAAAAGTTTCAATAGCGGCTTTAGATGATAAACCTACGCTTCCAGAACATTTGACGTTTTATATGAACGCTTTTAATGTTCTGTCATCACGAAGAACAAGCGGTATGGCTGGAGCTAATCCGATTAGTTTTACTGAAATTGTTGCTTATCTGACGGTGTATCATTGGTTTGATCCAGATTTATTCGTCAGATATGTCATCGCTTTAGATAACACATTTTTAAAGTATCAGTACGATAAGTATGAGCATAACAGAAAGCATACAGATAGAAGTAAAAAGCCAAGCCGCTGAAAAAGGTATTAATGATATTACGAAAGCCTTTGACGCATTGATCAAACAGGTCAATGCTTTTCAACAGGCTTTCAATACCATTAATCAGTCTATTGCTAATATTAAACCGCCTAATCTTTCGGATTTTAATAATCAGTTAAATGAACAAAAAAGAACACTAGACGACTTAGCAAAAGCATCAAAGAATCAAATACAGCAAGAACAAAAAGCAATAGATGCTAAAACAAAATCTTTACAAGCTCAAATAAGCCAAGCAAACTATTTAGAAAAATTAGCTAGGTCAAATAGCCAATTCATCGGAACAAGTATTACTGGATGGAAAGAATATAAGCAATCCGTTGAACAAACAACATCCTCTCTAAAAAATACTACATCAGAAATCAATGCGGCTAAAATAGCAGCGTCTGGTTTAAATGCCGAGTTATCCCAATTAGGTCGAAACGCAGGTTTAAGTGCAGCTTTAGGTTCGGGTAAAAAAGAAATGATTGCCCAACAAAAGGCCGCTGATGAACTGGCTGCTAAAATCAAAGCGGCTTATTTGGGTGGTGCATCCCATGTTAAAACCTTCTCGGATTCAATAGACAGTAATATTGATAAATTAAACCAACAAGGAAAAGTTTTAAATCGAAATATAGGATTACACGCAGCTTTAGGGATGAAAAAACCACCACAACCACCAACAATACCGCCTGTACCACCTGCACCAGACATATCAGCCTTTTCCAAATTATTTAAACATTTCGAAGATGGTATAAACTTAGTCGGATTGTTTGGGGGTGGATTAAGTAAACTCATGCGTGGATTTAACCTGTTTATGACTACGATTCGTAACGTAGGTCGGGTTATGAGTTTTCCATTAGAGATGTTACAACAATACTCTGCCGGAATGGTGACATTAGTTAAATGGCTATATACCGCAGGGTTAGAACTTAATAAATTCCGCACCACAATGACCGTTGTTACGGGTACAGTCGGTGCGGCTAACGATGAAGTATCTTGGTTACGAGAAGAAACTAACCGTTTAGGGGTGTCTTTTAAAGATGCCGCTGTTCCTTTCGCTAAATTTTCCGCTGCGGCTAAAGATACTTTTGATAAAGAACAAATTCGTGGGGTGTTCAGCGCATTTTCTGAAGCGTCTGTGGCTTTACATTTAACCGGTACGGAAATTAACGGTGTATTCTACGCCTTACAACAGATGGTATCTAAAGGTAAGGTGAGTTCTGAGGAGTTAAGACGACAGTTAGCTGAAAGGATTCCAGGTGCTATGGTTATCGCGGCTAAGTCATACGGTATGACGATGGTTGAATTTGATAAAGCTCTAAAGGATGGGATTGTTTATACCCAAGACTTCTTAGAAAAATATGCTAAAGCAATCAGTGAATACTATGGTAGCGCGGCTAAAGTAGCGGCTGATTCAACCGTAGGTGCTTTTACACGGATGCAAAACTCTTGGGAGTTTTTTAAACAAGATTTAGCCGAGAGTGGGCCTTTCGTAGAATTGGGCAATGTTTTTGACGCTATATCTAATAAATTAAAAGAATTAGGGGAATATTCTAAACAAAACGGGTCGCAGATTTCTAAGATTTTAGAACAAATAACATCCGCTATTCGTGGAACAAG